CTCGTCGTCTGCATCCCAGTTGTCAACCACTGAGGCTAAATTACTGCCCTTTTTAGGAACGGCTGTCGGCTTTGCCTTAGTTTCTTTACGTACTTCAGGCTCTTCAACATCTTCCTCAGCTACTGTCTCGTCTACAGGTTTAGCTTTACCTGCTGAAATTGCCCGTGTCATAGCCGCAATATCTGTTACAGGTTTTACGTTATCCGCTTGTGCGACAGTCATTGTAACTGCAAGCTTGGCATCGTCAGACTGACCCTTATCTACTACTGTAGCGTACTCATCATCTTCTAAGTAACGTACTGGCATAAAGAACAACTTAGGTGTTGAGACCTTTGTATCGAATTTAAGACGGGTGATAACAGTCTCAGGGCTAATATTTTGCGCGGCTAACCATCTAGCATAAGCTTGCAACGGTCTACGCGCTTCGCCTTCGTCCTTACCAAAGATTGAAGTAGCCGCTAGAGTTAACTGCATAACATCTCCCTCTAAGTCGTTAGCTAAAACAACCGCTAGACGCTGAGAGAATCGGCAAGCACGTGTCTCACCTTGGCCTGAGCCTTTAATATTTTGTGGACATGTTGCACAGGATTTAGATTGAGGTTCTAGAACTGTTGAGTCCGGTAAGTCACCTTCTGCTGACCAGCAATCAGGCGCTTTTGTTTCGCCCTCAACATACTGTCCTGCGTAGAACGTACGGCTAATTTTATGTGCGGCGTTAACAATCACGACATCGAGATGGCGGTCATCAATAGCGGCAACTTCTTTACCACCGGCTACCAAACGGAATACACCGCCTTTAAGAGAGATGCGCTTGATGCCTGCGCCTGTACCGCCTGCCAATGCTCTTGCCATTGGAGATAATTCAGCCTTTTTAAGAAATGCTGGAACTTTAGAGGGGTTAAATGTAGTTAAATTTGTCATTTTACTGCTTGTCCTTATTTAGAAGTTGGTTTACGTACTGATACTGTGAATTCTGTCATGCTGTTAAGTCCTGCCGGCACGACTCCGGGGTTTTCATCTAAAAACGAAATCATGTTGCCTTGAGCGATACGTTTCTCAAACAGGTCAAGGGCTTCATGTTCGAGCACAAAACTCTTGAATGAGTCCCAATCATCTGTGTAGTAACGTACCTTCTGACCCAACATAATTGTGCCTTCGGATGTTTTGATTGATGAGCTACCAAGTTTAAGCATTTGGTCTTTCATCGCATTTTGTATCTCAGTCTGTTGAGCTTTTAGTTCTTCGTACTGAGTCTCGTAGTCTTTTGTTAATGTACCAATTCTGTTACGAATTTTAAGATAAACACGAGCTAATTTATCTAATGGTATTTTTTCTTGCTCTTCCATTTACTTCTCCTTTGTCAAATAATTTACAACAATAAAAACAGTTTTGCAACACAAATGTGTGTTTTTATAAAATTTAAATTTTACTTAATAATATCTGCGTACAACTTTAACAGCATACCATGGTCTTCTACACGAGACTCTAATCGTTTGAACATCTTACGCTCAATTTCACTACCCTGCAAGTGTATCACAGTTACTTTATCGCTACTCTGACCAATACGATCAGTACGTGCAACACACTGTACATACGTTTCTACCGACATAACAGGCCCAAAGAATATCACCGTATCTGCCGCAGTTAATGTGACGCCGTGTGAGGCGGCTTGAGGCTGTATAACTAGTATGCGAGGCGTTGGCGTCTCTTGAAACTTTTTGAATATGCCAGTACGCTTATTAACGGTTACATCGCCGTGTATTAAATCACACTCAATCCCGTGCTTAGTTAAGTGATTATGTATAGCCTCGATGTTGTGCCTAAAATTAGCAAACACAATTACTTTTCGTGATGTCTCTTGCAACACTTCCAACAACACGTTTAGCCTAGGCGAGCAATCAAACTCAACTACCTCTTGCCCATCTGTATACGCCGCACCTGATGATATTTGTAGTAACTTGTTTACACACGCCGCCGCATTAACCGCCGTAATAGTTTCGCCTGCCGTGTTTACTAGCATCTGTTCTTTTAGCATGCGGTAGTATTTGACTTGCTGAGGTGTTAACGGTATGTCACGTGTTTCTGTAAGTACTGGCGGTAGGTCAAGGCACTCTTCTTTTGTATACCTGATGGCCGGTTGCAGAACTTTGAATACAGCGTCGCTTGCACCTTCTTTTGGAAGCCACTTAAACATCGTTACTTTGTGCATCACCTTATCACGCCACGCCGTTGCGAACTTAGGAACTCCTGTCGGGTTAACAAGTTTAGCTAAGCCGTACGCATCTAGCGGTGACTGCGATGCAGGTGTACCCGTCATCATCCACAACATAGTCTCAGGTTTAAGAATACGGTTGAGCGTCTTCCATCTTTTTGTAGCTACGTTTTTGTAGGCGTTTGCCTCATCAACAATAACTAAATCAAACCTACCGTCATTGATAATCTCATCAGCAATTAAATTTAAGCCATCGTAATTCACAATGACAAACTCATAGTTACCTTGAATCATCTCAATACGTTTAGAAGCTTGATGATGGTGCGCCGCAATAGCGGTTCTATGTATGATGCTTTTACCAATACCGTTCATCCAAGCGTCGTGCATAATCGACAAAGGGCATAGCACAAGACATCTACGTACCTTCTTCAACTCCATAAGGTAGTCAGCCGCCCAAAGAGCAGAAAAAGTTTTACCAGTTCCAGGGTCATTAAACACGAACGCACGACGATTTAAAGTTAAGAACGATGCAGTATCAACCTGATGGGCAAAAGGCTTGTGTAAGCCGTAAAATTTATACCTAGCGGTAATCGGCGACTGAATGTTTTTAACACCTAGATTGCGTAGGACTCTTGCTTCATCTAAGCCCCAATACACCGCAACTTCATACACACCATTATTCTCCGCAACAACTTGGCTCTTAGGTATGATGCCGTACTTATCAGGCGTTCGTGTTTTAAATACTAAAGCTTTGTTGTCTATTATTTGCATGAGTAGGTATCGTTTTCTGTATCGTGAAATAATACATCTGCCCAAAATAACTTATTGCCAATCTCCCACGTCAATGCGTCTTGGTGTGTTAACATAGATGCTTCTATAGGCTCATTACCATACTTAACTAGCCACATATTTTTACAAACATCTATTGGTAAATCTTTCGCTACTGTTGTGTACTCATGTGCGTCTGCTTTCATTTTTTTTCCTCTATCGTCTTCTTTTGTATAGCGTTTTGCGAATCTATTATATGTATCTGCAAAAATTTTAGCCAAACTTTTTTCGATTATGCTATTCATAGAAGCGGCTATACTCTTGCTGTACTCTTTTTCAAAATCTAAATTACTTTCCATTTTGTTTTCCTCTATAATTTTATATTCATACCCGTACCGTTTAAATGCTACAGGGTTAGACATGTTAAAAATTCTTGGGTCTGTCCAACCATACGAGTATCTTTCTTTTATTTTTAGTTTAAGTGTGTCTGACATTAGCCCTCTTTTATCCTGTACACGGATTCCATTTTAGTAGGGATATGATGCTTTTCCATAAAGCCGGCGTGCATTAAACGGCGACAAACTGCCGTATAGAAAAGGTCTACATCGCCATCTAAAACATCAACCCATTCGTTACCATACCTAATAGTCCACAAATCTCTAAGTTGTTCAATCGGTATGTTCTCTACTTCGTTGCGCACCTTTAACATTTCTGACGTTATTAATTTCATTTATTTTTTAGCTCTATTGGCGCTCTTACTTATGGCTTGTAGATTATTACGTGCCGTTGAACCACCTTTACTTAGCGGTTTCTTGTGGTCAACGTCTTTGCCATCGCCTTTATGAACTGTTCCCTCGCTTTCTAGTTGTCGGCGTGCCTTGTTTCTTTTAGCACGGTTTTTCTTTTGCTCATCTGTACCCTGATACTCAGCATATTCTTTTGCATAGGGTCTTTTTTTATGAACATATGGCATTTTTTTTACTCCATCTTTTACCTGCTTGTTGGCGCATTTTTTCGCGCAAAATAGGGTCTTTGTATTTTTCTTTAATGCGCGCACTACGTTTAATTACCTGTTCTTCATCGCTAAAAAACTTTTTCCAATGCTGTTTTAGCTGCTCGTGTTTTTTGTCTGAAACAGGTACGCCTTTTTTAGCTTTTGATAAGGCTTCTTTGTGCTCTTCGGTAAGCGGTACTCCTTTTTTGGCTTCAGATATTTTTTGCCTAGATATTTTAGCCACGCTATTAACTTTCAGCTTAACATTGTACGTAGCACTTTTAATAAAAAGTTCTTCATAAAATGTGCGTTGTTCATTAGAACATTCGCAAACTACTTTAAAACTGAAAGATTCTTCGCCATATTTATTCCATGAAGCTTGTAAGTGTGGTGTAGGATGCTTATTTTTACGTAGTTTTTTCTTGTGCTCAGGCCATCTACGGTTAAAGTTATTGGTGCTACCAGCATAAAATTTACCATTACTTTTGTTTTCTATTACGTAAATGTACGGCATTATTCTCTCCCGTTGTGCGAGCAAGATGTTACGGGACACCATGCCTTACAACTAAAATTACGTTTTGGATTCCATACACCATTAGTATGACAGGCTTCTAACTGTTCTACAAGCGGTTTAAACTGTGAAAAATACGCTGTTTTATGCAAGTGGTTATATTCTTCCTTAATAAACTCTTTAGAAACAACGAATAACA